ACCGACTCACCGCTCTCAACGTGTTTCTTAGCGGTCTCAGCAGCCAGACGCAAAACGGCTTCCACCTCTGCACCGGTGAATGTTGTCGCACGTGCCACCTCCTCGCAGAAGCTACGGTGTGAGATACGTCGACGGTCGGTAGGAGTTGCGATGAACACTTTCTTACCCTTCAATGGACCAACCATCATTTTCTGTTCTTTCAGAATAAAACTTAAATTCTTTTCCATAATAACTTGAATTAAAAGATTATACATAACGCCCGAGGACTTTCCTCATGGCTTGTTCTATTGATACGTTATTTTTTCACTATGGTGTCACAACGCTGACACTATGGTCTCACGATGCTGACACCATAGTTTCACGACTGGGATTAAATCCTCCGATATTTCTTCAGCAGCCAAACCACGATATAGCCAACGATTGCAAGTAGAAAGGTCGACATAGCACCAATTGCCCATCCGCCTACATCCATCTTGATTTTCTGCCACCTGCTTAACTCTCGCTCAATGACCTTAGGAACCTCGATGTGTTCCTTCATAGTTGCACGTAAGCTATCATTACTCGCCTTGTAGCGGTCAATCAGACGTAGGAGAGTAAGATTATCCTGTGTTGCATGCCAGTGGTCACGATAACGAACTATAAGCCGTTCCTTGATGTTGCCTTGCTCGTCCTTGACAATCACCACACTGTCATGGATAGCAATGCTGTCACGGACGGTTATCACTTGCCGAGTGATAAGGCTATCCTTGATATGAACACTGTCTTTCCTTGACATGTAGATAGTATCAGTGCGGATAGACTGCACAGGAACATACACTCTATGAGAGCAGCTTGTGAAGCAGAGTGACGTAAGCGCAAGTAACCCTATGAGGATTAATATTGAATACACGTAGTATTTAATTTCCTTATCGTCCATAACTAAACCTTTAATGTGAAACACTGTCTTCTTTGCTTTCCATCAGCACGCTTATATCCTACGTGCACCCATCGAGACGACTTAGACCGCTCGATGATGATTTGGTCGTAGGCATAACCCATTAGGGAGAACTCTGTCGCAAAGAAGCGTTCAAACTCATCCTGCTTACCATTGACAGGCTGCAAGTCAGCTGCGTAGCCTGCCACGTGCGCAGAGTTTTTCACACCTCCTACTGCCTTATTCAACTCTGGTGAGCGATAGCCACTTGTGATGCGGATAGCAGGAGTACCGAGGTCGTGACGCTCGCAATATTCTGCCCACTCTGCACGAATGCACTCTAATAGAGTTATAGTTTCTGTCAAGTGAACCCTCACAATAGAAGGAGGGTTGTTATTTATCTTTAATTGTTCAGCGGTGCTGGATTGTACCAGCTCCGCTATCGAGAAATTTGCCATGTCTAATCAAATTTTGGTTTATCATCATCTACATCAACGTGCGAACTCTTAAGATACTCGCTTAGGAACGGTACTTTGTCGATTGCTTTCAGTGTCAGAACGTAATAAACAAAGCCGGCTACTTTCCACATCGTCGTATTCTCAATGAGCATCATCCGCCAGTTACGAACGATATTGGTTGAGTAAAACCATATCGCCACGCCACATAACGCCTTGACAACTCCGAGTGTCTCTTCCCCAGCATGAAGGAAATAGACGGTAATGAAGATAGAAGCTGACATTACGAAGAATAAACAACAATGGTAGAAGAACACCATTGACTTTTTCAAGTTCCATTCCTCACCATGTTTCAGTCCTGCAACTAATCCGAAGATGTAATTGACACCAAACACAATCAACATTGCGTACATGAAATCACGTATCGGGAAGAATAAGCTCAGCATTCCGCTGATGACTGAACACATCACGTACTTAAATTGTTCTAAGTAGTTCATAATAGCAAAAGTATTACTCCGACAACTGCACCCACCAGACCAGCAGCTACGTCGAGCCAATCGAACTGCTCATCTCGGAGGTAATAATCAACACACTCCTTACCTGTCATCAGCATCAACACACCCGTAATTGCAGGGAATGCCCACGCTTCAACGTTTGCAAACAGCCTACCAAGCACGAAGGCTACGATAAGGCCTGCAATGAGGTGTAAGAACTTGTCGCTACCAATAGCAGCGACCTTCTCGAAAATCCTGTAAATACAATCTAATGCTTTCTTCATATCACTTATTTTAATGTTAGATTAAAAAATCAATTATATAAACCTATAATTTGCACTCCATACATAGGCACTATAATCACTCCCATCATAAGAAAGAAGAAGAGTAATGGTGTCTCCCTTTCCCATATCTATCACCTTAACTCTATCCAAATCATTGTTGTATATTTGTGGGAAAGAATTAGAGTTCATCCAATAGTCCTTAAACTCGGTACCACTGTCATATATATTCGTAATAGCAGTCCTTTCTGAGTTTATAGTCGTGCCCTTTATTCTTCCATCCGACAGTAAGACCAAGGTAGATTTCGTCCCGTCTTGATTTATAATCTGCCGACCTCCAGTAATATCTTCAGCTTTTACTACACTATAAACATCCTTATTGCGGCCATAAAGGACATCGCCTATGGTCGAACCACCTACTTGAACTATATGGATAAAAACAGCAAAAGACTCATTTGCTTCAACAGCGATAGAATTTCTTAATGTAGAGAGAAGTGGCAAGAACATGCCTGCTCTTTCAAAAGAGTTCTCAAATAGAACCTTTGCACCTTTATTATAGTCGATTTCCTTAATATTCCCTTCTTCGAGGATCACCTTCTGAGCAAGGTAGCCTTCCATGTTCCCTCGGACCGAACAATGTCCTTTTCCAACAATAGCAAAGTTATATTCAGCATTGCTGGCGGATAAACTCATTGCATAATTACGACCCAGACCCCATTGGTCTGTTTTATCGTTATTTTCAAAACGTGCGACGGCTCTTATTCCACTACTCAATGGCAGCACATTACCTCCGATCCCTGCGAAGGTTGAATGAGGATCATTTCTAAAAACCACATAAGCGTCATTCGTGAATTTACCATTTTCGTTTTCATTTATAAGACCATCATCAACAATACGAAAACCTGCAATTCTTCCTTCTGCGGCATTGATAGAACCTGTTACGGTTACATTCGTAAAAACAGCTCCTTCTGCATCGATAGTCTGAGCCTTGATACCCTTAGCTACTATTGCCTTTGCATCAATTAAATCAGCATTCAGTTTTCCTCCACTGGTAAAGAACGACACTTCCCCTGTTGTTGTTACAGCACGGAAACGGTCTGCAACTACATCAAAGGTACTATTCTCACCATCAAGATGGAAACCAACACGCTCTAACCCATTTGTAAGGTCACGTATAACAGCATCTATGTGCTCTCTACCAACATTCAATGAGGCTTCAAACTGCTTCGTTGTATATTGCTGTGCTGATACCCAATCGTCTATATCAAATTCATCATCCTTACCACGTGACTTCACACAAACAAGTAAGTCATTCTGATACTTGTCCTCATGGGTAGCATTCGACCACTGATCACCTTTGTCATAAGGCGGCACAGGCTGCTCACGTACGAAAACTCTACGCTTACCATCAGCCGTATCCTGTGCGTGCTTAGCTGCTTCAAGCGATTTCAACACATCAGCATCTGTTATTTCGTGCCAAGAGTATGAGCCATCAGGGTTCCGCTCGAAAGAATAAGCACGACCGCCACCAGTTTCAGCATACGAGCGATTGTAGTAGATGTCATGCTCATGCAATTCCTTAGTAGTCTCGTCCGTCCACTCGTTAGCAGGTTCAGTAGTAAGCGTTGGTACCACGTCCCCAAACCAAATCACAAGCTGCTTATCAGATTGCTGCTGAACAGCATTGATACGGCCTTGCATCGTCTCCAAGAAGTCTTGCAGACGTATATACTTACCACGATTAGCAGGGTTCTCAACCCTTATCTCGAATTTCTGCTTATCAAACAAGAATATAGGGTCAGGAAGGGTAAACGAATCGATGCCCTTTATAATCTTAAAGTACGGTGAATTCTCTCCTGCTGCTGATTGTATGATAGCACTCTGTCTTTCTGGAACAGTGAGGTTGCCAAGCTGCACAACCTCATCACCCACTTGTGGAACATCACTACCACTTGCGTAGTCATCTACATTCGTATTATCAGCGATGTCAACATAGTCAGTTCCAACATCGGTAACACGACGATGCCAATAGTGATTAGCTGTTTGTCCGTTATTATCAATAAGATTAAACGTCTCGCAAAGAGCCAAGTCGTCCACACGCATGGAGTTATACACCCTACGACCTTCACTATCCTGCTGAACAAAATAACACCGCCAAGCGCCATTAATCTTCTCAATACGTGAGATAATGAAGCCACCAGCAGAGTTTACAACCTTACCTTTAATGTGAGATGTTTTCATCACCTCCACCTCCTCTGCTGTCAGTTTCTTTCGTGCGTGAATGTAATCCGTGTCGATATGCCAACTTCCTTGTTCATCTCGATAAATGCCAGCACCATGAAGATCTTTCTCAAAGTCTTCTCCAAAATGAACGCCATTAAGGAAAGTAAGTATAGAAGAAACCCTATCATCAATATCCTTACGAACATATCGAGCATCAGAATTACCAAAAAGATAGTCAGGCGTAACCACGTCGACACGAGAGTTCTTTGGCGTTTCATCATTAGCGACACCCGTCAAAGTTTCTTCTGGTACGATATGACAAGGGATAAACACAGT